GCCGGCAGCAGCTGCAGATGATGCTTGCCGATCGGTACCACCCGGAATTCGGTAAGCGACTGCTCGACGCCCAAACTGTCGAGATAGCTGACCGCCACCGTCTCCGGATCGACCGGCGTCGCCGGAATGACCATGAGCGCGCCGAACCGATCGAACGACCAGCTTCGTTCCTCCCGGTCGACGACGATGCCCCACTGCTCGAAATGCGCAGTCGCCCCGGCGATATAGCCCTCGATAAGGGCATCATCGTCGGTCTCGTCCTCTTCGAGGTTGAGTTGCGCCTTCGCCTCCGCGAGCGTGATCAGCATCGTCGTCTCCGAAAATGCGGGCAGGCCGGAGCCCGCCCGATCAGGCTCAGGCCGCGCCGCGCAAGCCGGCGCGACCGCGTACCACCGTGGCCGCGATCGGCGTGCCGGTGCCGTGCGTGCCGCTGAAGTCGGCGAGCAGCTTCAGGTAGCGCTTGCCGCCGACATAGCCGAGCTTCTGGGTCGTCGCCGCGGCGTGCGCCGAGGTCAGCGCGCGAATGATGCCGCTCGTGACCGTGGCCGGCGCAAGGCTGTCCTTGATCAGGTCGTCATCGGTGACGTTCGTATAGGTCGTGTCGTCATCGCTGTGCGTCAGGACGAACTCGATCTTGTTCGTTCCCGAGAAAGTGATGCCGCCGACGCCGATATGAAGCAGCAGCGTCGCCGATCCATAGTCGCGCACGTCGATCGCGGCCGGTGTGTTGTCGGCCGAGAGCACGGCAGCACCAATGGCGATAACCGGAAAAATGCTCGTGGCCTGGTCCCGTTCGGGGGTCATGGCTTGATCCTTTCGATGATGTGGATGGGAGGCGGCGACACCGCCGCCGCCTCGAACCGGTCAATGTCCGGCATGCACTCGGATCAGGACGTTCCGAGCTTCATCGCCTTCACGGCTTCGAAATTTACGGCGCCGCCGCCGACACGCTTGCGCATGTGATATTTGACGAAGCCCGGCGTCGTGATGTTGTCGCGGACGACGCCGATGCCGAGCCTGTCGACGATCGTGTAGGCTTCCGCGAAATCGCCAAACAACATGCTGAAGCTGTTGGTTGCGATTGCCGGCATATCCTCGCCATCGACGACCGGGAAGCCGAAGATGCTCTCGACCAGCGCACTATCGCGCAGACGCAGATCGACGAGATAGTTGCCCTGGCCGTCCTTCAGCTTGCGGATCGCTGCGATCGACCGCCTGTTGGTCAGGAAGCGCGCATTCTGGCGATAGCCGGCCTTGAGTTCGAAGATCAGATCGAGCAGCTTGTCCGCGGCATACGCACCATTGGTGCCCGAAAACACATATTGGAACGTGCCCCAGGCGCGGGTGTCATCGGCGGTCGTGGCGAAATCGTAGGACAAAATGCCCTTCGGCTTGAGCGCGCCGTCGCCGTTGATGAAAGCGCTGTTCTCCTTGCGCGGGAATTTGCTCGCCGCCTTGTCGCCCAGCCACGCCTCGACGTCGATCTTCGAGTCCTCCAGCAGCTTCTGGGTGACCATCGGATAGGCATAGAGTTCGTTGACCGGAATGCGCCACATGCCGATCTGCGGCGTGTCGGTCGCGGCGCGGGTCTGCTTCTCGCCTATCCACTGCGCATCCATTTCGCCATTGTCGATCGGTCCTTCGAGCGCGTCGGTACCGATCGAGACCACATTTGCGAGCTGCCGCATCGGCGTCGATTCGTAGATCTTCTTGACCATTCGGCCCGACGTGTCCGGGGTGACCCAGAAACCGCCCGACGGATCCGACGCGACCTGCATCGTGGTGGCCTTGACCTCCATCCGGCGCAGATAATTGTCGAGATCGGTCTTATACTCCTTGAGCTGATCCGGGGTGTACGCCTTCGCGCCGATAAGTTCGGCGAAGTAGGCCGCTGCCTTGATCTCGGCCGCCGCATCGCCCCCGCTCAGCGCGAGGCGATTGGCCTTGGTCTCCATCTCGTCGAGACGCTTCTTGAGCTCGGCCTGGCCGTCGTCGATCGCCTTGTTGAGCTTCTCGACCTCGTCCTTGGTGACGGCGTCCTCGCCCTTCTTCTCGGCCTGCTTGAGCCGCTCGTCATTCTTGGACTTGAAGTCCTCGAACAGCTTGCCGAGATCTTCGACGGCCTTCTTCACCTCTACGGTGAGATTGTCGTCCTTGGTTTCCGGGGCCGCGGCAAGCGCAATGGGAGACGCGCCCGCGAGGAACGCGCCCTGACGTCCGATGAACATGATAACTCTCCGATTAGCGCAGGGCCGAGGCCGCTTTGCGCAGGGACATGAGCACATCGGTTACCCCCTCACGGGACCGGGGCTCGCCATCACCTCCGTCACGGAGATGCTTCTTGACGATCGCGACGGCCTTCACGGCGTCCGCGCTCGACAAATTCAGTTCCGACCGCAGCGCGCGCTCCAGCTCGCGCGGGTCGATATCCTGTTTGATCCCGGTGATCTGGGCTTCCGGCAGCATCGGGAAGGTCACCAGCGACACCTCCCACAGGTCGACCTGCTTGAGCGATCGAGCGCCGGTGGTGCGATCGATTTCGTCTTTGACGGTGCGATAGCCGATCGAGAGGCCCTTGACCGCTCCCGCGGCGATCAGCGCGCGTGCCGCCGCCGCCTGGGGCACGTCCATGACCAGCTGGCCCTTGAGCCGCAGACCTTTCTCATCCTCGGCGATATCGGTCCACACGCCGACCGGCATGCGCGGATCGTGCTGCCACAGCATCGGCGGCATCGCTTTCTTGCGCTTCCAGTCGGCGATCGACGTCTTGAATGCGCCGGGCAGGACGATATCGCCGCCGCGATCGAGCAGACCGAACACCGATCCATAGCCATCGACGGTGCCGGTCGCGGCATCGTCGCCCGCGAGCTTGACCTCGCAGTCGAATGCAAGACGGTCCATCACCTACTCCGCTTTGGTCGAGAGTGCCTTGGACGGTGGCGGGAGATCCCGTCCGTCCTGCAGCGCCATATTCGATTCGACGATGTACTGAGGCCCGCCCAGGTCACCGCGCGGGTTCATATCCTCCAGCTCGCGCCACTCGTCGGCGTTGATCACGCCGTTGCGGCGCTGGATCTGGAGGCCTTCCTGCCGCGATTTGTAATCGCCCCGCATCATGGCGGTGAAATAGAACTTTACCTGCCAGCCCGCGCGAAGCTCCTCGTCGGTCAGGAGATTGACCTCCGCCGACTGCTCGAGCCGCACCCCCCAGGGCAGCAACGTGTGCGTGACATGGGCGATGAACATCTGCTCGCCATTGTCATAGGCCCCCGCCGCCCCCGGCACGCCCGCCATGATCGGCATGACGCGGGCCGCGCGGCAGACCTCCTCGACCTGGTAGCGGCGGGTCGCGAGATGCTCGGCATCGACGCCCGTCATCTGCTGTGATAGCCATTTCGCGCCGCGATCGAGCACCATCGGCGTACCGCGGTCGGCGGTCGCGAATTCTTTCAGCCACTTCGTCAGCATCTTGTGCTGATCGTCGGTCAGAGGACCCTCGACCGAATAGACCCCGCTCGGCGACACCCCGTTCTTGTGCTGCTCGGCATGGCTTTGTTCGAGCACAAGCGAGAGACCGATCGCCTCGCGGGCGAGCCGGACCCACTCCATGCCCATCCAGCCATTCCAGCTCAGCCCCCGAATATGCCAGACGTCCTTGGCCGGGATGTTCCGCGCACCGCCCTGAGCATCGTGAACTTCATAGACCAGCGTCAGGTCCGCCAGGCGGCTGACCGTCACCTTGCCGGGATCGAGCGGTATCAGTTCGAGGATCCTGCCGCCTGTTGCCCGACTGATGAACACGAAAGCGTTGGTGACGAGCATGAGGTGCGCGACGAGCGTCTCCCAGAATTCGAACGCCGTCTGCCACCCATTGGGCCTGCGGTAGAGCAGCCAGAACAGATCATGCTCGCGGGCGTCCTCCGATCCGCCGCCCCGCTTCGGCTTGCGCAGCTTGCACGGGCTCTGCGCGATCCCTTCCGCCACGACCTTGATCACGGCGAGCACCGCGGAGACCTGCAGGGCCGTCGACCAGTTGACGCTCAAGCCCGACTTGCTGTCGGGCCCCATCAGGAAACCCGGCAGCATGTCGAGCGGCCTGGCCTCTTTCAGCGCGAGGCCGAGACTGCCGAACAGGCCCTTCACGCCGCGGCTCGCCCGCTCAGCAGCGCGAGCGCCACCAGCATCAGACCACCGACGATGACGCCGGCCGGCACATAGATCATGCCCGTACCGACCGCGACCATCGCGCAGCCGCCGATTCCGGCCGCATCGCGCGCGACGGCCGGCGCAACGGCGCGGATGCGAACTGCGAGCGCTTTCATCATGCGGCTTCCCAAAATGATTTCCTCGACCCGATTGCGGTCGGGTTTCGCGCCATCAGATGGTGCGCGTTGAACATCGCGATCACCGGATCGATCTTCGCCTTGCCGGCTGTCTCCTTGGTGATGATCACAGCATTGCCCCGCTGCTCGGCCTTGCAGTTGCCGACGCACCACGTCAGCAGCTCCTGGCCGCAATGGATCAGCGTTCCGTTGCCGAGCCGACGCTCGGCGCCCCACACGTCAGACGAGAGACGAAAGCCCTGTGTCACCGGCACCATCAGCTTGTCACCGACGCCAGGCCGGCTCTGCACTTCGTCGACCAGCGCGGTGATGCCCGCCGGATCGACACCAACGCCATATTCCTCGGGCAGCAGCCCGGCTTCGAGCAGCATGACGATCAGATCCGCGACCTCGCGGAGATCCTGATCCGGCTCCTCGCACAGCACGAGATCACCCTGGGCCATGAACTCCCGAAGCTTCGGCGCGATTTCCTTGCGAAGCAGCAGCACCGACGGATGGCACCACGCTTTCCCCCATGTCATCCAGCGCTTGGTCTCCGCGCACCGGCCGATCACATTCGCGCCGAGCAAGTCATCGAGGCCGCCGCCGTCGATGCCGACCGTGCAGACCTCCGCGCGGTTCATCAGATCTTCGAGCGAGACGATCTCTGGATCGCGCGCCCGCTCCCAATGATCGGTGCCCCGCCACCTGTAGCGGCTCAGCCGCATGCCGATTTCGACGTTCAGATATTTGGCCAGCACGATCTGCAAGGTCGTGTCGCCGTCTTCGCCGAGTCCCTGCTCAGCCTGGTCGATCTTCCGCTGGATGAACTTGACCGTCGGGGACTTCCCGATATTCGGGTTCGTCACATAGAACATCTCCGGGTCGCGATACGCTTCCGCCTCGACCAGATCTTCGGGCCACTCGTACAATATCGGCAGCGTGGTCGGATCGTCGATCTCGCCGTCGCGCACCCCCCGGAAATAGTTGAGCTTCGTCCTGAACACGCCGGCCGGTGCTTCATCCGAATGCGTCGTCAGGTAGAGCGTCCAGCCTTCGGGTCTCGCTGCCTGACCGCCCGTCGCTTCCTCGAACATCGCATCCGCGCCGGCTTTCTTGCCGAACAGCCATAGCTCGTCGATCAGGACGAAGCCTGCCTTCTTGCCGCCGACAACGCCGGCATCGGCCGCGACGATCTTCAACTCGGCGCCGGTGTCGAGATGCTTGATCGTCCGCTGATGGTCGATCGGCTTGAGGATCGTCGACAATTCCTTGTCGGCCCTGACCATGCTCGCGGCAGGCCCGAAGCTGTTGTTCGCGATCTCCATCGTCGGTGCGAGCACGAGCAGTTCCGCTTCGTGCCGCCAGTTGAGGATCAGCGCCGTCAGCATGATGCCAGCGGCGATCGTCGACTTGCCATTCTTCTTGCTGATCAGGAGCATGGCCTCCTTGATCATGCTTTCGCCCGATACCGGATCCTGCGCACCGAACAGCGCGGCGACCAAGTCGAACACGAACGGTTCGCAGACCTCGCCCATGGTCGGCCAGGTGCCGTCCCGCTTCATCGGCAGGTCGGTCATCTGCAGCGACCGGAACACGTTCAGAGCATCGGCCGCCTTGTCCGCGAAGATCGGCTCGCAAGGCATCAGGCTTTCCCTGGCGACGATCCTGTCGCGCCAGTCCGGACACGCCGTGGTCCACGTCATGGCCGGTTACTGCAACATGCCGGGCGGAGGCTCGCGCCGGCCGAACCGCCCCTGCATTTGGCCGGCCGCGTGCTTCGCCGCCTCCTTCTTGCCCATCGGCGGGGCCTTCGGCTCACTGCCGCGTTTGCTGATCGACTTCGCCAGGCGCGCATGGTCGTGGCGCTCGATCATCCGGTTCAACTCCTTGATCGCGCCGGTGTCGCCGGTCGCGGCCTTGGTCGCCAGCGCCGCGAAAATTTCTCCGTCGAGCCGAAGCCGGGCTTCGTCCCTCACCTTCAGCAGGCGGGAATAATGCTTGCGCAAGGTCTTCGCCGTGATCCCGATCGCCGCCGCAACCTCGTCCTCGGTCTTTTCGAGGGCCAGCAACAGCATGACTTTAAAGCGTTTTTCGTCAGTGACGACATGCGGCGGCCTCCCGCGCCCGCTATGCCCTTCCGGGATCGGATCGCCGAACAGGTCGAACATTCATCACCCAAGAAAAAAATCTGCAAATGGGACGGTATGCGGTCTAGGCCGGGGCGGCCCTCCAGACTTTCGACCCGCCCCCCCCCCCTATCGATCG